GTAGCCTTAGAGTTAGGTGTTAGTTTACACCATCAGTTACTTGATTTGAAACCTGAACAGATGAACCTTGAAGCATACAACGTACACAAGGCAATAGGTAGCCATCCAGTAGCATCAAGGATTATGAATGGTGCAATCAATGAGCATCCAATGATTAAGGAGGTGCAAGTAGGTAGACATACCATAGAAGGTAAGGCAATGTTTGATATTTACAATTCACAATTGAATGTGATAGCAGATATTAAAACAACATCAGCAAGAACCTTAGATGTGTTTGCCTCTGACATGGTCAAGCACTACAATCACATTCAGGCGGTATGGTATTCATTGATAGCTGGAATCGACCCTAAGAACTTCTTTTACATCGGTGTTACATCAAGGTCTAAAAGGTTAGGTAGTAACTCAGATACTATCTTAGTATATCGACATTCAGACCAAGAAATATTAGAAGCACGTAAATTAATAACTGGTTACCTTGACCAAAACATTGACCAACTCAAATCAAACTTTAACGCATCTTATAAATCGTAACTATGAAAAACGAAACTGCAATAGAAATCATACTTAGACTTCTTAAATTACATAATAAGTTAAACAAAGAATGTCCTGAGATATTAGAAGTCATTGAAAGCTATTTAGACATCGAACAGAATCAGATTACATCTGCTTGGAATGATGCATTTCTAATAGGTAAAAATGGATTCATTCTTGAAAATTATAGCAATGGTAAAGAATACTATAACGAAAAATACAAGAAGCAATGAACCATGAACTAATCGCACACATCGAATATATTCAAGATAAGGATATGAGATTTAAGGTTATTGAGGAAAGATACCTTATTGCAGTTAGTAGATACTTTATGTGTGGTGGTGAACTGCCATCACACCAAATAGCTAACTATCTCGGTTTAAACAACCATAGACTTACTTTAATGATTCAGGATAAGATGGCTCAAATGACTGGTGTAGAACTTAAAAATAATGCACCTAAGGTCAACATCTACAATTCACTTAAAGACTTAGAATATAAGTCACCAAGAAGTTATAGGTATGAATGGCAGCCAGTTTATGAATTAGATTACTATAACTACCTTGCAACCAATTCAAGAGAGCAAATCATTCATAATTATAAATTGTACTTACATGAGTCAAGAAGCAGAAATCTACAAGGTAATAGCAAGGTATCTAACAATCAAACACCCAAAGGTAATATTCAGATTTGACTTTGCTGCTGGTCTCTACCTTAGTCCATACATGGCAAATAAGCATAAGGCTCAAAATCCAATCAAAGGATATCCTGACTTATTCATTGCCCTACCTAAAGGTAACTTTGCTGGTCTCTTTATTGAGATTAAAACAGATAAGAATAACCCTTTCAAGAAAGATGGTACTCTTAAAGCAAATGAGCATACTGAGAGACAAGCAGAGGTACTTAAAGCATTGAATGAAGTAGGTTATGCTGCATTGTTTTCTACTGGAGTGGACGAGACAATAAAAGTGATTGAGAGTTATATTAATCAAGAATAATTTTGTAAATTAGCACCATTCAGAACTGGAATCCTGAATGATTTAAAAACATTGTCACCCTATGGTGACTGCGAGGCAATGATTAATATCTGAGCCGATTCCAGCGCAGTCTTCATAGGGTATTTTTATTGTTATGAAAGCAAAAATAGACAATCTTGAAAAAGATGAATTGATTGAAATGATTAAAACAATTTGGGTAGAAAAAATATTAAGAGATTTAGATTATGAATACCCTGATGAATGTGTACAAAAACAAATGTCACTTGAATCATTATTTATTGATACTGCTATAAATATTGACAATAATATTTTAAAGTATTTTGGTCACGATGTTTGACTATTTTAATGGGTATTGGAACTGGGCAAGTATCAACCCACATAAGGTTAATTCAACATCAACTGCAATCTATTTTTACATCTTATCAGTTGCGAATGAATTGCATTGGAAAGAGTCATTTGGTCTATCTGCTACTCAAATAATGAATGGAGTAAACATAGCAACCTATAAAACCTATAAGAAGCACTTTGATGAATTGGTTGATAATGGATTGATTAAGGTAGTTCAACCATCAATTAATCAGTATAAATGCAATGTACTTGCCTTAGTAAAATTTACCATAGCACAACCAAAGCAAAGTATAGAGCAAGACCAAAGCACCAACCAAAGCACAACCCATATTCATAAGACTATTAAAGAGGTAAAAGAATATAAAGAATATAAAGACAAAGAGCCAAAATCAATATCTGATTTTGTCAAGTTGATGGATTCAGAGAAATATTTAGGAATTGATGAAAATCTTAATAAGACCTTCATCAACTTTATTCAAATGAGAATCAATATGAAAAAGATTCCAACTAAGAAAGCAGTTGAGATTCTGACTAAGAAATTGAAAGAACTGTCTAAGGCTAATAAAGATGTTGCAGTTAAGATTCTTGAAAACTCAATAGAGAATAACTGGTCTACCATTTATGAACTTAAAACATCTAACTCTACCAACTTTGTCAAACAAGCACAACCAGTATTCAATCGTTCTTCACAAGGTCAGAAATATGTAGGTGACGATGTCATCTAAAAAAAAATAATTAAAAATATTTTATAAATGTATTGCGTATTCAAAATATAGTTCTACATTTGCCTATCAATAATTCACTAATCAATTACTCAGACACTATGGAAAGTTACATTAATCAATACGGAACAAAAACAAGCATCAAACTTGATAAGATAAAAGATAGAGCATGGGAATATGTTTATGGAGATAAAGGTTATAATTCAAATAAATTCTACACTAAGAAATATGCAAAATTATTGAGTGACTTTCAAAAAGAATCAGATGCAATTGGTGGTGTTGATTATAATCTTGGAGATTCTTTAGCATAATAATAAACAACCACCCATTTCACTTACTCAATTACTAAATAATTATGGAAGTTCAAAAAATCACGATTAACGAAACAAGAGGTATTATTCAATTTGGAACTGCAATTATTAGCGGTATAAATGTTGAGTTTGGCTACAATGCAAAAGATGATAAATTTACATCCATTGTTTATGATTATTATAAAGCAAGTGGGATATTTGATGAGGGTGGTAGAAGCACACAACAAGAGTATTTAGTTGGTAGAAAAATATCAAAAGCATTGAGATGCCAGTAAATACAAATTTAAAAATCAAGGGTGGCTAACAACCACCCAAATCTTTTAACCAATGACTAACCCACAACAAGCACTCATAGGTATCTTAATGACTGGTGATACACATCAGGAACTTATACCTCAACTTGGTGAGCATCTCTTTAATGAGGTGCTTACTTCAAGGTGTTACCAAGTAATTAAGAAGGCAATCGACAAAGGACTTACTCCTAACTTAGTCAATTTCTTTATGACTGCTAAAGACATTGATAAGTTCACACCTAAAGAAATATCTGAGATAGTTACATGGTCAAACAATTTGACATACAATGAGCCAGTTAACGAATACATTGCTATACTCAAAGACGAACACATCAAGCGTTCAATAGCATCAATTGTAACTGAGCAGTCATTAGGACTTAGTAATACAGATGGATTCACAACTGCTACATCAATCATCAAATCATTAACTGATTTACTTGATACTGGCACTAACTCAGATAACATCATTAACCTTTCTGACCTGACCAATGATGAACGTGAGGCATACTATCGAAGAGCAGCATTAACGCAATCGGGAAAGACTACTGGTCTTGAGACTGGGTTAAAATCACTCAATAAGTTTACGGGTGGTTTTCATCCTGAGTTTATTATCATTGCTGGTAGACCATCAATGGGTAAGACTGCTCTTGCACTATTTCATGGAATGAAGAGTGGTGAGGCTGGAATCTATTTCAACCTTGAGATGAATAAATCTCAACTATGTCAAAGGTTAATACTACAAGAAGCAGGTGATTCAATTCACTCTTCACGACTCAGAGATGGTAACCTTAGTCAATCTGAACTGCACTCATTTGAGCAGACCATTGGCACTATAGAGAATGCACCATTCTTAATCTATGATAAGGCAAGGTGTGGTGTACACGAGGCAATAAGGGTAATGAAGAGAGAGCATAGGAAAGGTAGATGCAAGTGGGCAATTATAGACTACTTACAACTAATGACCATAGAAGGCTTTAAAGGAGGCAATAGAGAAGCAGAGGTAGCTGAGATAAGTAGAACTCTGAAAGCAGCACAGAAAGAGTTAGGGATACCAATTATAGCACTTGCTCAGTTGAGCAGAGAAGTTGAAAAGAGACCTGATAAGAAACCTATCTTATCTGACTTGAGAGAATCAGGTTCATTAGAGCAAGATGCAGACTCAGTTGCATTCGTATGGAGACCATCTTACTATGGATTGAATGATGAAAATGATACACCATATACCAATCACATCTTCTACCTATTTGAGAAACATAGGCAAGGTGCTACTGGTGTAGTTGAGTTCAGACATTCACCAAATATGACGAACTTTACAGATGTTATTACTCAAGATGCTGGTAGTACATTTTTACCACAACAAAAAGACTTACGACATTATGCAGACAATGAATGGGATAAACAAGAACATACTCCATTCTGAGTATACCAATTACCTCAATAAGCACCTTACTGAGCCATTCGTTATGCTAGATGAAATAAATTTAAGTTATGAGGACTTTGAGCAACTATTCAATAACTCTTATTCATTTCGTGAAATGTGGAAAATAGATGAGTGCAATTATACCTACTACGAGATAAGAGGTGGTAGATGTCAATATGCAAAGGTCTATAATGGTAAGATACATTGCAGTAAATGTAAAACGTAATCATATAATGATTATATTTGTTGACTATGAAAGAACAAACAAAGAAAGATAACAGAGGTGGTAAGAGGGTAGGTGCTGGGCATCCATTCAAATATGGAGAACGCACGATTAACATCACATTTCGCATACCAACATCACATAAGGAACTAATCAAGGTAATGGTAAAAGAATATCTTGATAAGGTTAGTAATGAATACAAATCAAGTAAACCAACTAAATCTGAACACTATGGCTGCTGAACAATCAACTATTGAATTAATCTTTGAGAGACAAAATGAACTTACCATTGATGACTTTATCCAATGGCTTAACACCAACTATGAAGAGTTAAAGTCTCAGCATAAGATGGAAGTGATGGGTGCTTATGAATGTGGGTTAGAAGATAGTGAAACAGAAAGGTATGCACCAAAAGCATCATTAGACTTTTACAATCAGTTTTATGGCTAAGAGACAAACATCAGTTGATTGGATGGTTGACCAACTTAATTCAAATAGGACTAACAGAATATTTATACATCCAGATTTAATTGCTGAAGCAAAAAAAATGGAGATGCATGAAATAATGAATGCTATAGGAGTAGGAAGTTACTTTGAACCAGTATTTCCTGATAAATATCATTATAGAGCATACGACCATTATATATCAACCTATGAACAATAACCTACTACTTATACCTTGTGCAATTGAATCTGTTTCTACCCGTAGAGATAAGACTCTTAAGGTAGTGATAGGTACTCAAGAACTTTCTCCAGCAAAGGCTGCTGAGTTATTTAACCAATGGACATCAGGAGTTGGTGTAATGGCATTTAAGGGTGAAGCATTCAATTACAATGATGAAGAGTTACTCAAGTCAATCAAGATAGATGCAGAAGAGATGGGAAGTAAAACACCCAGTCAAAGATTAAGGTCTTGCCTATACGTTTTGTTTGAACGCAATCCTGAAGGCTACAATGACTTTAATAGTTACTATTCAGCAATGATGGATAAGTTTATTGATATGGTAAAGAAACGAATTGATACATACCAGCTATGAACAAGACCCACACCATAGAAGATTCAAGTGGTAATAAGTTAATTGCCACACATAACGATGCAATCATCAACCTATCACTTCTACTTGTTGATGGTAAGAAAAGAACCATAGGTCAGATTGATAAAGCAACAAGGACATTAAGGTTAATCAGGTCAAGGTCTAAGCATCTTATGAGAGTCAATAACTCTTATGGCATTAACTATTACCTGATTGAAAATGGTCAGACATTTGACAAAGTTGAGATAGTAGATGAACAAAGTAGATGGTTAATACCTAAAGACTATCTTATTGAACATTGCACCACGATGAACTTCAAGGCTCAAGGATTTGAACTACAGAAATTCATATCACTTGACAAACTAAATTCTTTTGTAACTTTGTAAATTCAAACAGATACCTATGCCACTCATACAAGGAGATACATACGAGGTAATCAACAAGAATATTCAGAAGTTAATCAAAGAAGGTTACGAACCAAAACAAGCAGTAGCCATTGCTTATGCTGAAGCAGAAAAATCAAAACGTAAAAGATGAATACTCAAGACGAATCTAACAAGGGAGGTAGACCAACTAAGTACAAGGAGGCATTCAATGACCAAGTATTTGAAATGGCTCTTCTTGGTTTATCAGATAGCCAAATGGCAAACATCTTAGGTATAACTGAACAAACATTAAACAATTGGAAAACCGAACACCCAATGTTTTTTGAGTCATTAACGCAAGGGAAAGAGAATGCTGATGGCAAAGTAGCAAAGGCAATGTACAAACGTGCATTAGGTTTAACCATCATTGAAGAGGCACTAACTAAAGATGGTCAGATAGTACAACTAAGAAAAGAGTTACCACCTGATACACCAGCAGCTAAACATTGGTTAGCCAATAGACAAAGGAAACTTTGGGCAAACAATGGTGAAAGCACAATGTATACTACTGAGCCTTTGATTATCATAAGGACTGAGGGAGATAAGGATGAATGAGTTTCAAGTTAACCAAACGTCAAACAACTGCATACGACCTTGCAGTTAATGGTATTAAGAAGGTAATAGTATTTGGTGGCGCAATTCGAGGTGGTAAGACGTATTGGTTACTACTAACACTATCATCACTATGTTTACTATACCCACGTTCAAGATGGGTAATCATTCGTAAGACCTTACCCGATTTAAAGAGGACTACGTTTCCATCATTCAGTTCAATACTTAACGATGGATTAAATCAATACATTAGTTCATGGAATAGGGAGACCAATGTAGTTACATTCACTAATGGTAGTGTACTAATCTTTATGGCTGAATCATTTGATGATGATAAAGATTTAAATAGGTTCAGAGGATTAGAAGTGAATGGTGCTGGATTGGATGAGGTAAACGAACTGCAAGAGGCTACATTCTACAAGGTGCAAGAACGTATAGGTAGTTGGAATAAAGCAATAGGTCAACCACCCATTGTACTACTTGCTACTTGCAACCCAGCTAACAATTGGGTTAAGTCAGTTATCTATGAAAGGTGGAGAACAAACACACTACCTGATAAGTGGTCTTACATCAACTCACGTATCACAGATAACCCATACATCAGTCAAGACTACTTAGAGTCACTTAAAGAGTTACCACCAATTCAGTATGCAAGATTCGTAGAGGGTGACTGGGATGTTATGGATGATGTATCTAACCCTTTCTTATACGCTTGGGAAGATGAAAAGCATATTGATGATTCAATTACTTTCAATCCTAATTTGCCAGTATTTGTCTCAGTCGATTTTAATATTAATCCACTCTCAGCATTAATCATCCAGCAACATACAACTAAGGGTTGTTCAGTAGTTGGTGAAATTAATATAGACAAAGGTAGCATTGATGCATTCTGTGATTATGTTGAAAGTCTTAATGTACCACGTGGTCTACTTAGGATAACTGGTGATGCAATGGGTAATGGTAGAAGCATCCAACAACGTGATAACTCAAGTGCCTATACCCAAATTAAAAGAAGGTTACACCTTGCTGACTCACAGATAATCATACCAGCTAACCCTACCCACTACAATAGTCGAATAGACTGCAATAACGCATTAACAAGACTTGATGTGAAGGTCAACTCAGTTAGGTGTAAAGGGTTCGTGTACGATGCTAAACAAGTACAATGTAATAGTGATGGTGGTATCATAAAATCAAACAGAAAAAACTTATCAGAGAGAGCAGATTTTCTTGATTGTTTCCGTTACTTTGTAAATTCAATTTTAAAAAGATACCTATGAGCATTTGTTCACCTTGTTACGATTCAGGCAGCTATGTAGATGTTTGTGCTACTGGTCTTACCTTCGGGGTTGCTGAACCTGATACCTCTTACCTTGTTTGCATCCAGTATAAGGCTACTGGTCGCATTCAAACCTTTGTAGCCATTAGTGATGAATTCGGTAACATAACTATTGAAGGGGTATTGATTGACCCACTACAAGGCTATACGTTATGGATAACAACCGATACACCTAATGGAGTACGTCAAGACTTGACCATAGGTGAAAGTAACTATACTTGCATTGACTTTAGTATTGCGGTAAGTGATAGTGAACCATCAATAGTTAACTTAACAGAATGAGTAAACTATCTGCAATCATTAGAGGTTGGTACTACTACCTAACTGCCAGTTCTAAGAATAAGAAACTAAGCAGCGAAAGAACTGCAATATGTAACAACTGCCAACATAGGTATAAGAGATTGAATCTATGCAATGCTTGTGGGTGTTTCCTACCAGCAAAAACAAGAGTAGAAGATGCTCAATGCCCACATGAATACTGGTGACCTATGGCTAACTTTATCATCTTACAATCAACCCTGATTGAATACAACAAGAACATTGAAGATGAAGAGTTACAAGAATTATCATCAATTGATTTAGGAGATTGTAAAGTCTTAGTCAATGTCAATGCTATAATGATGGTAATAGAGAATCAAGGTACTACAATACTAACCTTAACCAACTTAGATAGGTTGGTTAGCAATAACACAATACATGAAGTTATTCAGAAAATTAATGCCTCGCAAGTTATGGCATCGATACAATAGATGGAATAAGAAACAATCAAGTTATAATTTAGTCAAGGTATTCACTCACGATGGGTACAACTATCTTAAATTCCCTAAAGAGACTAATATGCCACTTGAAAGGTTTAGTATGTCTATGGCATTACTTGAACGATTGAGTAGTGGTATAAGTGGGTCAGAGATGGAATTGATATTAGAAGGTATGGAGAAAGCATTGAGTGCTGGTCTATCCAATCCTAAGAATGCTGCCTTAGTAGCTACCTACATTCACATAATACGTGAAAGGCAAGATACCATCATACATCGTGACCTATTACTCAACATAGCTGCTACATGGATTATACGTGATGATGAAGACCCTACCATCATTAACAATGATATCCATAAAGAAAAGTTAGAAGTGTTTGAAAAGATGTGCAAGGAGGGTTCACACGATTTTTTTACACGTCTGGGTATAGAGCCGCTAATACCCTTAATGTCTATGTCTCCAAGCGACTTTCAGAAATTATGGGAGTACAACGTGGAAGCACAACGCAACCTAATCAAAGCATTGACCCACTTAGATTCAGTCCAAGA